TGGAGTAGCGCAAAACGAGATCAAATTATGCGTGAACGAGAATCAAAAGCACTACAGCTAGTAAAATTAGCAAATAAAGGTATAATTCCGTATACAGATAGAATAGTTATTGCACAAGTTCTAGAAGATTATGCTAATAATAATATTAGTCAAGAATTAGAAGCATTTGGACAATTTATGTATCATGCTGAACTACTTAGAAATGATCATTTAGATGTATACTTATTTGATTTACATATGGTAGATCAACCTTATCGTGATATATTAATTGATGTATTTAGTCAACTTCATAACATGGGTGATATGACTATAGACGAAGAAGATAGTATACTAGATACACCACTATAAAATAAAAAACCCAGTAGATTTATTCTACTGGGTTTTTTATTTATTGTACTACTTCTAAATTAGGTGTTACTTTATCCTGTTTATTTAATTGTTCTTGAGCTTGTTGCTGAAGTTTAGCGGTTAGTGGATTAGAGATTTTAGCAGGTAATTCTTGTAATCCAGCTAAAATTATATTTGCTTCTTCATAAGTTATTTTAAAATTAAACTCTATATTATTCATTTTACGGGGCAAACTCCTGATATGCATTCATCATCTAATAATTCGTCAAAACTGTTAGCACTTTCAATATCAATTGATTTTAAATTGTAAACATAGTCTTTATAAGTTTTTTCATCTACAACTTCTTGTGGAAGGTAAAGATAACCTAAATCTTGAGCAGTTTTAGTAGGATCTGTTCTATAAATAAAACTAACCCCTACATAACAATCCCAGTTATTTAACAACCAGTCAATAATCTCTGTAACCTCACTAGGATCATAACTAATAGTTACACTAGTATTTTGTTGTGCCCAACTAGTTTGTAGTAATTTATAGCGTTCTAGTTGATAAACAGCACTTTCAAGATTAACTTCTTTACCGTTTTCCTTATGAAAAGGTACATCTTTCCACTCTACTGGAAATGTTACTAGTACACCGGTTGGATCTGTAGGGTGATTAATTACTTTATAGCCACTATCTCGTAGTAGTGGAATCATAGGATCATAAGTACTAAATTGTACATTGTTAAAAATATACTTTCCTAGGGGCTTATGTACGCCTTCAGTACAATCCATAATTTTTGACAGTGTTCCACTAGGTTTAATACAAGTAACATTCTTAGGACTAGGTAAACCTAGTTCATCAGCCATTGAAATGGCACTTGATGTAGCAGTGCGCTTTAAATATTCATAGTCATAACTAGTCATATCTGGGCGCATAGCAATACCTGTTAATCCTACTCCACAGAGACGTAAGAAATAGTTGTTAAGGTGCCAAGCTTCTTGTAAGATCCCGTCTTTAAGATTAACACAGGTTTGACGATAATTTGCCCTGGCAGCCAATCTGATCGCATCGTGTAATCCTGCGGTATTACCTTTAAACTTGGAGATATCCGTTTCTGTAAGGTTACAGAAGCTTTTGTTTCCCAACAAGATTTCAACACAAGGATTTGCTCCTTTAAACCACGGAGCACGTCTAAGAGCTTCTTGTTCATTAATAAATCCTGGTTCACTACCACCAGCCTCTAGCATAAGATTAAAAATTTCTTTTAACTCTTGGCGTGTTGGCTTTTCTTTGAATACTAGGCTGTTATTTGATTGTTGACGATGTTCTCGATTATACAGCCAAAAATCTTTTTTAGCTACTGCAAATTCTTGCCATTCCGGTTGACCATAGTCAAAAAGAGCAATTTCAGCACTTCTACGACTGGATAAGATCGTTCCAAGATGATTAATAATATCAAGAATATCCATCCTAGTAAGAAGGCTATCAGCCCGACCATTAAGAATGTTGGCAATTGCAACATAAGCTTTTGAGATAGCACTATCACCGCTTGAAATCCACCCATATCCTTTTAATCTTTCACCGGCAGGTCTTAATTGACTAAAATCAAGTATAAGAGTATTAGCAGGATACTTGCCCGCAAGAAGCTTTCCAATAGATTTGGCCCACGCTTCAGCACTGTCTCCAATTTGTATAGTCCAAGTTTTTGTTGCTGCATCCCAGGTTTCAACATTGTATTCAAGTCCACCCTTAGCTGTTCGTTGACTTTTAACAACTTGAATATTTTTAATTGGTTTTGAGAATCCATTTAGTGTACCTACAATAGGTTTAAATCCTACTCCGCATCCTTGAAGTAATAACCATAATACATCAACTACATCATATACTGTTTCTACATGAGTAAAACTACAATTAAATTGACTAGCTTCTCTAGTTTTAGCTACTGTTGTACCACCTAACCAAAGTGTACGCCCAGCCATTAATACTTTACGTTCCAGCATTAATTTTTCTAGTTCATCTAATTCTTCTACCTCATGAAAGTAGAGCTGACGACCAACTGCTCGCTCCCATAGCCAATGTTGATGATCCTTAACTCGCCTAACAGTTTGCTGCCAGTTTTCAAACTGTTTACCATCATCACTAGTTGGCCTATTATAAGTTCGTCTAGTAATTACTTGTGCGCGTGTGCTTACTTGCATAATATCTCCTATTTTCCAGTACTGCCAAATCCTCCAGTACCACGTTTTGTATCATTCCAGCTATCAACAAAATCACAAATAATTATGGGAATAATTACTAGTTGTGCAATTCTGTCACCTATATTAATTTCATACTTATCTTCGCCAATATTTTTTAGTGCTATTTTTATATTTCCACGATAGTCACTATCAATAACGCCTACGGAGTTAAGTAGTATAATTCCCTTTTTGCCTTGTCCCGATCTATTAAATACTAACCCAGCAAAGCCCTCTGGAATTTTTACAGCTACACCAGTATCAACAAGTTTTGTTTCACCAGGATAAATATCTAAAGTTTCGGTGCTGCGTAAATCTGCTCCTGCGTCAGTAGGATTGGATCGTTTTGGTAAGTAGGCTGCGTTGTCTACTCTACACTCAATTTCTTTTATTTTAAACATAGTTTTAGTGTTTCATCAATTTGTTTACAATTTTCAGTACCTATTGCATCACTACAATAGGTTACTAAATCCATTAGTTGATAATTAAGCATTAATTGTGTTTTTGATTGATTAATGGCTTCAATATATTTGTATTTACCACTGATTGGAATACTGTTAATAATATCCCAAGTAGTACCATATTCTTCGATTAATTGTTGTGCACGTTTAGGTCCAACTCCAGCTACACCAGGAACATTGTCGCCACTATCACCTATAAGGCATTTAATATGAATATATTGTTCTGGTTCAAATGTATAGTGATCTGTCCAGTTTTCCCAAGTAATTTCTTTTCTGGTAATATAGCTAAATCTTGATGTATTAGGTTTAATTAATAAATCCCAATCTTTATCGCTTGAAATTAGCCATATTTGATCAATTTGTAGTCGATGTTGTTTGGCCACAATATAAGCAGCAATATCATCAGCTTCTACACCTTGAAATTTTAATACTGGATAATATTCCGTTAATAATTCTAATGTTTTACTAAAATCTTCAAAAAATAATTCAAATTCTAATTTTTCAGCTTCTGTTTGTTGTTCATATTTATCTTTACGATTTTGCTTGTAATTAGCATAAATAGTTTTACGATAACTACTAGATCCTTGATCTGCAGCTATAATTACATTTTGTGCACGATAGCTTTTTGCTAAACTTTCTACAGTATGTAAATAATCTTCTGCAAAATCTTTAGCTTTACTATGTTTATAGCGAAATGCAAGATTAAGTGCATCAACTATCATTAGTGTTTTATTTGTAAGTTCAAACTGTTTAAATGTTTTCATATTATTTTAATGTGTAATTTATTATTATAACACTATTGATAACAAAAGTCAATCTATAAATTTAGTTTTGCTGTTCTGAAGCCAATCTTCTAGTAAAAACATATAGAATTCATAATTTTGTGAATAAAATAATAACCACCGTTTTTCCATCATATTATCACAAACAATACTTGTAGCACCAAATAATTTGCTGCGATCATATTTAAATATTAATAGCGGCATTTTATCTACTTGATGTGCTTGACGTTGTGTTTGCTGCCACCACTCCAAAATTTGTGGAGTTTTATGTGTTAGTAATCCACTGTTAATATGATCTTCTGCATAACCTTTTACTTCAACACAATATAAATTATTTTTACTAGGTATATATAAATCTCCTTTTAATCCATGTTTAGGATCTAGTGCGCCACTACTAGGAACTCGTTCCCAGGGTAAACCAGTATATTTACGAAGCATATCTCGCGCTAATATCTCTGTTCTATTGCCTTTAGCCCTACTATCTACCACTTGTAGCCTCATTAACATGTTTAGCCAACTTAGTCCAATCTATATATCCTTTACTATCTGTATATAAACTAGTTATTTCAAGTTGTTCTATTTTTTCGGTTTCTAATTCATGCTTTTTATTGTATTTATTTAATACTTTTTCATAATATTTAGCACGCATGATATTATCTTTCAATGCGAGATATATTAGCATGTTTAATAACATTTACTTTCTCTAAAAGTGGGTGACTAAATCCATGCGACACTAAAAATGTATTAAGATGTTCTTCTTCTAGTAATACTTCTACAAGTTTTTCTTTACCATCTATATCTAGTGCTTCTACTGTTTCATCTAAAATTAATAAATTAATTCTGCTACTTGATAATGTTTGCATTAATTTGCGTATAGCTAGTAATGTGGCTACATTTACACGGGCTTTTTCACCGCCACTAAGTGCATTAATATCAATATCTTTTCCATTATCAGTAATTACTACTAATAATTTATCGCTGCTATTTACTTTAAAACTAATTTGAAATCTTCCATCACTAAGATCAACTAAATATCCATTAGTAATTAATTCTAGATCTTTAACTAAACATTCAATTTTATATGCTACTAATCCTGTTGTTGAAAATGTTTTTGTAAGTACTTGAAGTATACTCATACGTTCTGTCATTAAATGTAGCTGAAAGCTATATTCTTCTAATTCTTCTTTCATTTCTTCAAGCTGTTGACGAATAGTATCTATTTTACTATTGTGTGCTTGTATTCGAATATTTTCATCCTCAGCTAATTTAATACGCTGTTTAGTTTCTTGTATAGTTCTAGCTAAATTATCATATTGATTTTCTAATTCATTTTTATCTAGTGTTTTTGTTGGTAATATATTGTCAATTAATTGATGCAGTCTTTCAAAATCTTGTTGTGCTTTTAAAGTTTCTTTATATTGTTTATCTAATTTTTCTAGTTCATTACGTTTAATTAATGCAGCAGCAGCACTAGCTCTAGCCATTTCAACTTCATAATCTTTAGTTTTAATTAATTCTTGAGTTTTTGTACTGTCAATGTGACTAAAACAAGTAGGACATATACCACTTAAATTTTTTAGTTTCTTTATAAATAATTCACCGTCTTTTACGGTTTTCATATTTTCTGTTTGTTCTTCTTGTAGTTTATTAATTTCTTTTAAATCTACAGTTTTACAACTAGAAAAATCTAAATTAATTATACTAAGTTGTTGTTTATAAGTATTATTTTGTATAATTTTACGATTTGTTTTATCTAGATTAGCAATTTCTAGACCAATTTCAGCACATTTAGTTTCTAGTTTACTATCTAAAGTTTCTACTAAATTAAGATTTTTTGGTGTTAAATCAGTTTTTTCATACTTATCTAGCCAGCTCCTAACAGTATTAACTTTAGCTTGTGTACTACTAATTTCTTTACCTAGTTCTAAGGAAATATCTTTAAATACTTCGCTAGCTTTAGTATACTTACTAAGATTTAATATTTCTATAAGAAATTTTTTGCGGGCCGTATCTGCACTTGTTAAAAATTCTAAACTCATAGCATTACTTTGATATACTATTTGTGCAAAACTTTTATGATCAATGCCTATTATATCTTCAATAATTTTATAAGTTTGTGTAGCGGTATGTGCACTAATATCTTTACCATTTTTTAATAATTTAACAGTTTGAGTTGTTCCACGAGTAGTTTTTATACTATACTCATTTTCATCACGATTTAAATCAAGTTCAATAGTATATGTTTTATCTTTAACATATCTATTAAGAATATCACTTTTTTTAATATTTTTACTATTTTTATTAAACAATACTTCTTCTAATATAAGTGCAATACTACTTTTACCATGACCATTTTTACCTACAAGCTGTGTTAGTGGAGATTTTAAAAAATTTATAGTATTATTACTACCATAACTAAAACAATTACTCCAGCGCAATTCTTTAATTGTTATCATTGCTCCAAAACTTCCGTTTATTTAAATAACCTAATTGTTCTATTAACAGTATTATATCAACAGCATTTTCAAATTCTAGCTGCCAACAGTCTTGCGAACCATGTTTACGTTCAGCAAGTATTTTAGCAACATAGTAAAAATTAGGATGATAATCTGTGTTAATCATGCTCTATTTTATCCAGTTGATTTTGTACTTCTAGTACAGCTTTATCAATAGTTACAGCTGGAAGTTGTAGTATATATTGTAAATATTCTCTAACTTCTTCAACTAATGTCATATCATTATCCAACATAAGCTGTACATCACTGTTACGTTTAATGACTTTTTTATCTATTAGATCACTATCTTCTAATTCGCCTAGTTCTTGTAAATCACCTTCAACTTGATAAATTGTATGATGATAAGGTGTAGGCGGTTTAGGGTCTCCAACACCTATAGTTTTTCTTATTAATTGTGGTAATTCTAGTTTAATCCAGTTATGTTCTAATGTTTCAGTATCTAAAAGTATTATACCAGTTTGTACAAAATCTCTGTGAAAACTGGTAGTAATAGGACTACCAGGATATAATATATTACGCTGACAATTTTCATAGCTATGTAAATCACCTGCTAATACAACGCTCCAATTATTAAAAATATCAAGATTAACTTCTGCGGTAACGTGTGGCGGTATTTCTCCACGAACATGCGTACATAATACATTACCACCTTCAGGCCAAGGATTATTTTGTTCAAAATCTTTTAGTTTATTATAAGGAACAAATTCTATTCCATAATCACTATAGTAATCGTCAATAACTATAACATTACGTTTATTACTCATTAAATTAGTGGCTTTGGCTAAATTCGTCATAAATGTAGTAGATTTTTTAACTGCTTCATGATTACCACTATATATAATAGTAGGTATTGTACAATGACTTATTAGATCAAAATAAACTTCTAATTCTTCCATATTAGGCAATTTATCAAATACATCTCCGCCTATAATAAATAAATCTGCTTTAACTTGTTGTTCAAGCAATGCTTTCCATAACAAATTATATCTATTTTTAGCCCATTCTACAGGAACATTTTTTTGACCTAATTTTATATGTATATCAGCCGTAAAAAGTATTTTCATTATTTTTCCTGTGATGAAAAAGCCCAGTAACTTTCATTACTGGGCCACTATTTAACCTAATTCTTTAACAGCTTCTTGTTCGCTATCACTACCACTATCATCATCACCCTGTTCGGCAATTTTATCTAGTAGAGCTTTAACTTCTTCTGCTGTTGGTCTAGGAAATTTTTCATCAATACTTTGTGCAGAATCAGCTAATTTTCGTTCTTCGGCACTAAGTGGTCGTGGTTTGCAGCGCAGAACTTGTAGTGTATATTCAACATTAAATGGAAGTGGGCCAGTTTTTACACGTTTAAATACTACATCCCAACCTGTATCATAGTCCGTAGGATCATTTAAATCTTCTGCAGCTGTAACTATTTGTTCAAATAGTTTCTTTTTAAGATTTAAAGCTTTAACTTTTCCATCCTTAGGATCTAGACAATTAATAGAATAACTCCAAGTGCAACGTAAATCCGGATAATAGTCTGGTACATAATCCTTTTCTAGATTATCAAATTTTTCCTTATCTCTACTAAATGCCAAACACTCAACCGGAATATCTTTATTGTTAGTACCTTTTAACCAGTAAATATATCTAGGAAGAACTCCGCCAATTAATCTAACTATATTTTCGCCATCTTTATATTCATAGGTTTCTACTTTACTTGATAATGCTTTACCTTTTGTTTGTTTAAAACTAAGTGCCATTTATTCCTCGTATTTGAAGTATATTTTGTTGTTTTCTGTTATTAATAGCGGATTATATTTTATTGCTTGTAAATTTAGGTCTGGAAAATAACTTAAATCTAGATGTTTATATCCTAAATCTTTATATTGCTGATAACTTCTTCGACCCGCTAATCGTATATACTGTGCTTTAAATAGTATATCTATATTACGATCAAAGAAAAGCTGACCAGGATTTATTAAATAACTACTTCCTGATAATTTATATTTAAATCCTTTATAATAATCTTCTAATAATTCTACTAGCTGAACTTGGCTAGAATTAGCCATAGATTCTAATTTTGCTAGATTAAATGTAAAAACATTTCTTTGATTCATATTATATTATATCATGACTAGATAATGATAACAAGTTAAAATTTTTAGACCAATTGTACTTCCCAGCCTTTTTTGATATATAGTCCTAACCTATCATTATTTTGTTTTTTATCTGCCCATCCACTAAATTGAATATCAACTACTATTGGTTGTAATTTATTTGGATATTCGCGCATAATTCTACCAATAATTTGTTCTAATAAACTATCATTACTCATTGGTACTGCTAAGATAACGCAACTAAGCGCATTGATAGAGATTCCTTCACTAAAGATTTGTCTACTACCAGCAATGCACATTTTTTGTTTGGATAAGATTTGCTCTTTAGCATATTGTCTTTCTTCATAGCTGGTGTCGCCAGTAACCAGCAAACAGGTTTCTCCAACATAATTTTTGACTGCCTCTAAAAATTCTACTCTATCTGCTACTATAAGAACACTATGTCCTTTATTTATATGGTAGTTTGCTATTGCACTAATAAATTGTCTGTAATAATCGCTTTGAGTTAAATTATTAATTTTTTCAACCCAAGTTACACCAGTTTTAAGACTTATATTACTTTTTACTATATGTATAATAGGATTAAGAGTGTTTGCCTGTTTTGGACGAAATATAGTATTACCAAAATAATCACTAAAAAATACATGTTTACCGTCTTTACGTTCCATAGTACCACTAAGAGCTAGCCTATATCTAGCATGAAAACTATCTATAGTTGTACTAAAAGTAGTTGCTGGACAGTGATGTGCTTCATCTAGTATAATTGTACCAAATTCTTTATTTATTTTATCAAGATATTTAACAATACTTTGTACATTTCCTACAACTATACAATGATCTTCTATATCATATTGACCGCTTCCTATAATTCCTGGGTCAATTCCAAATAATACTTTAATTTCATCACACCATTGATCTCTAAGAGCTGTTGTATGTGTAATTATTAATGTTTTTTGACCCCATTTATGGGCAATGTGTAATGCCGTAAATGTTTTACCCCAACCTACTAGTGCGTTGATAAAACAAGTATCATTAGCTTCATTATAAACAGCTAATTGATCTTCACGTAATAAATATTTAGGTTTTGGAAATGGTACTAAATTTATTACGCGTTTATCTACTATTTCATATCCTTCAGGTATTAAATCTAATCTACCTTGTGGTATACTTAATATACCTTTTGATAATAGTTTATAATTTCTAATTGTTTCTATTAAATTAAATTTTTTACTGCCGGTATTTTTCTTAAATTTATACGTAAGATTATCTGTAATAAATTTACTTTTTAATTTTCCAGGATCATCCATATAGATTCTATTAGTTATAATAGCTTTCATACTAATCTCCATGTTGGATGAATAGATTCAGAATAATATCCATATAACAGATTACAATTATTATATTGTAGTATACCTGCATATAGTTCGTACTCTTTAGGTATTTGTAAACTTTTAAATCTTTCACTTAAACCTTCAACTTCTAAAACACAGCCTATTCCTGTAGCAGGTAAAATTTGACGAATTTTATATGTTTTTAGTTTAGCGCGCACAAGTTTTTTATGTTGAAATATTTGTCCTTGCGTATCAATAAACCAAGTTGTTGATTTAGCTAATTTAATAATATCTTGTAAAAAATATATTGCTGAACCAATAGGAAATAATTTAACTTTTTGTTGTTTAAGAACAAGCCTACGCAGCCCTAGTGTAGGCTTGTCAATATTTTTATCATCTACAATTCTATAGCGATTAAACAATTTAGGGTCATCTAAGTCAATATATTCACTAGTATAAAAAGTTAATTTATTGCTAGTATACGGCTCCTTTTCTCCTAATCTAAATACGGGCCAAACCAGTGCCGCTAATCCTATAGGTTTTCTCAAAACTTCCAAAGCTATAGTCATCTCCTATATCCTGATCAACGCCAATAGGAAATCCACTAATATTACAACCCCAGTCATATTGTGTACATTCGCGTAGTATACTACAGTATTCATCTACGTCATTGTCCTTAACAAGTGCCACGATTGAGTCATGGACAAGCATGAAGATTCTTGCGTCAAGTTTACGTTCTCTAACTGTTCTAGCAGTTTTAATAGCTCCGAGTAAGTTAACGTCACTTGCAAGGGATTGGATTTCCGAATTAATTCCACTACGTACTTCGTGGGCTGCGATTCCTCGGTCACTGCTGAATACATTAGGTAAGCGTCTTTTTCTGCCAAAAAAGCTGTAAGTATATCCATTTTGTTCAATAAATTGTTTTCTACTATCAAGCCATTGCTTTAGTTTTTTAAATGTTGTAAAATACTGCTTAATATCTTCACGGGCACGTTCTACTGGATAGTGTTGGCCTGTTGCTTTAGTAACTGTTACACTAACTTTATCTGCTCCTGATCCATATAAAATACCAAAACTAATAGCCTTAGCACTTTGACGCATATCTGGATATAGCTTTTTTACCTGATCAACTTCACAGGGTAGGTCAAATACCATTTTAGCTATTGAACTATGAAAGTCGCCACCATCAGTAAATACTTTTTGTAAGTTTTTATCCCCACTTAATACAGCAGCATAATACATCTCAGCAGTTCTTAAATCTTGCGAAACAATCTTATAGCCTTCTGAAGCTTTAATACAACCTTTGATAATAGGATCATCTCTAGGAATTTGCTGTGCATTAAACTTTCCACTACTAGATAAACGACCACTAGTGGTAAAGATAAGATTAAAATTAGTACGTATCCTATCATCACGATCTAACTCTGGAAGAATTTTATGTATATAAGTATTTTGGATTTTTGATAATTTTCTAACTTGTAATATTGCTTTAGGAAGTTCATGTTCTTCACTTAATTGCTCTAGTACTTCTGCGTCTGTTGAAATAGCGCCTGTAGCCGTTTTCTTTCCAGTTGGTGTTAATCCTAAATAGTCAAATAAGATTGTTCTTAGCTGCATAACACTATTAGGATTAAAAATTTTGCCTTCATTCTTTTCAAAAAGCTTTACTTCATCAAATGTATAAATATATTCTTTAGCTTTTTGAATTTCTTCGCTAAGATATTTATCGGCTAATTGCATACGTTCACGACTAATAGGAATACCTATTTCTTCCATATCCATTAAGAATAGTGTTCCTGGAATTAATATTTCTGTATATACATAATGTAATTTATCATTTTTTTGAATAATCGGCCAAAATTTATTATAAAGTTCTAGTGTAACTGCTGTGTCTATTGCGGCATATTCACTGATAATATCAAATGGTATAAGATCATAAGTAAAATTTTCATTGAGTATACCATGCTGACGACAATACTCACGCTTAAATTCATCTAGTTTAGAGTCATAATCCCCATAGTCCGTATATTTTAATGCTAGTTCTTTTAAGCCATGACCATCTGTTTCATCTAGTACGTAGTGCATAACCATGGTATCATGTACACGATTACGATCAAATTCTATGTCTAAATGAAATTTTAGCATTTTATAATCAAATTTCATGTTATGAAAAACTACAGTAAATTGTTTGCAAATTTGTTGTAATAGTTCTGCATTAGTTTCACTTAAGCAATCACAACTAATATATCTGCCATGATTAGGTTTATAACTAATACTAATACCAAGTACATATCCATCTCTGGGATATAATCCTGTAGTTTCTGTATCTATGGCAACTACGCCCTGAGCATTTTCTAAAACTTCTTGTAAAAATTCCTGTGCTTCTTGTTCACTATTGATGCCGCAAAAATTACCAGTTTTATTTACTTTACTTTCTCCACTAATATATTTATGGATTTTGTCTATACTACGCTCAAAATCTGGTTTACCTTCAGGTTTAAATGCTAACATTGCTGGGTTACTAATTGGTATAAATTTATTGTTTATTAGTTGACCAGCATAATTAGTTACACTGGTAACTTTAGCATATTCTTTAGCCGCCTCAGCACCCACCAAGATTACTAAATCATAGAGATCAGTATCAATATCTAAATCTACATCTTTTTTTAGTAATTTAGTAACTGGTTGCGAACTCATATGAAATAATTCAAATTCAAACTCAAAATAATTTTCATATTTTGTGCGACTAGGTGCTTTATCAATTACAGCAATTTTCATTTTGTTATATACTCTCTTATACTATCTACATCTTCTTTAGAAAGTTCACCAGGATCAGTACCTTCTGGTAATTTAATTATCTCTACAATAAATTCATCTTGTTCTAGTGTTGGCTTAAGTTGTTTTGCTGCTTTTTCTCCTGCTTCATCGCCATCAAATAATATATATACATGCGTAACACCTTGTGCTTTAAATGGTAGTAATTTTTGTTTTGTTGAATTTTGTAGTGTATTTGTTCCAAAGCAGCATATTGCATTTTTAATTCCTTTATCATAAAGGTTTAACATATCAAAAATACCTTCTACTAGAATCAAACTTTTTTGTGGTTTTTCTAAAAAACTAGGATATACCGGTAGTTCCACACCGCTAGGATAATTTAAATATCTAGGATTTCCATTACTTAGAGTATGTCGTCCAACAAATACTTTTATTTTATTTGTAATATCTTTGACTGGAAATATTATTCTATCTTGTAGTTTTTCTACTTGATTTGTATAAAATGCACCAAAATGCTTAAGTGTTTGTGCAGTGATTCCACGAAATGGTTTAGTCCAAGGAGTATAACCTGGTGGAAGTTCTTGTTCTGGATTTATTCTAAGTTCGGCAAGTTTCTTTTTAAGATTTAGTATTTTAAGTGGTACTGGATTAGTAAAAATACCAAAATATTTAAAAATATTAGTTTTAAAACCACAGCTAAAACAGTGAGCAATACCAGTAACACGATCAATTCTAAAACTAGGATTAGTATCTTCGTGTTCTGGATTTAAACATTTTATTAAATAGTCTCTGCCGCTAACTTTAAAACTTAAATTATTTTTATTTAATATCTCTAATACTGGATCTGACATATTTATGCATTCCAGGGTAAGTCTGCACTAGAATCATCTTTCTTTTTTGTTGCTCTTTTAACTGTTTCTTTATGCTCTGGCTTATCTATAGATTGCGGACTAATTCTTAATGTTTCCCAATCAATCGGGCAGGTAAATCTCATTTCTTTACCACCACGAATTTTAGTAGTTTCAAACGTAATTGCACCAGTAGTTTTATCATGTGCTTCCATTACTAGTGCAATATCAGCAGCATCAAGAATACCTTTAGCAAATCTAGCTTCGCCGCTTGCATCTATTTGATAAGGACTTACTAAAACAATTTCATATTTTCTAGCTAAATTTTTTAATTTTTTGCTAACTTCTATTTGTGGTTTCCAGTCATACATATCACTGCCTTCAATTACGATTTGATTTAGATAATCTACAACAACTACTTGTAGTTTTTCTCCAAATTTAGCTTTTGCTTTACCTATATGTAAATCAATGCTACTAATTGTTAAATCTCTATCATCAACTATAATCATCTGATTATCAATTTTTAATTCATGATTTCTTACTAAATTTTCTTCAAATTTAAATCTATCACGATGACGTAAAAAATCCATTACTGTTTGATCTGAGTTTTCAAACATACTTGCACGACTTTTTACTACTTTTAATACTTCTTCATCAGTTAGCTTATTTTGTTTTAATCTTTGCAAATCAACACCAGCTAATATTGATAAATTGCGTTCCATAACTTCATAAGCAGTCATTTCTATAGAAAAATAGATACTTGAAAAACCATTTTCATACTGATTAACAAAAATATTACTACTAGTAATAGATTTACCACTGCCTCGCTTACCACCAATAAGTATAAGTTCTTGTCTGGCAACACCTCCAAGAACAGCATCAAAAGTATTATTAAGGCCTAAATAAACACGTTCTTTTTCTAGTTCATTAGGATGCCTGAATAACATCATATCGGCCATAGTAAATACTTTTTCACTAGTGTGAGTTTTTTCTTCTATAGTCATAGCTATTGTAGCTAAACTTTCTTTTATTTCATTGCTATCATATAGTGGTAGTTTGTCAACAAATTTATCTAATAATTTTACGGTTTCATTTTGTGTATATTGGTCTATTAATGCATCTAACGCTATTTCAGCACTAACATCAGGAACTTCCGTTAAACGAAGAGTTGCTAACGCTTTAGACGCTGGTCCCTCCCTTAACGTAAGTGTTAAATCATCAAATGAAGGTACACTATTGTACTTTTCGTAATGTTTATTGATTACACTATAAAGAGAGCTATACGCAGGGTCTAAAAATACTAGCTTTAGTCTTGCCCATAATTCAAGATTTTGCTCAGCTAGTAGTTTATGTAAGACTACTGCACTTGTATCCAACTTTAGCCTACTTTCGCTTCATTATCAATTATTACTTGATCTATAATTTCTGTTACTTTATATAATATTTCTTGTCGTAGTCGTTTAATATCTTGTTGATATTTAGAATCTTTTTCAAATAATAGGCTAAGCTGTTCATGGGTTATTAATTGTTGCAAACCAAAATAAATATAATCATATGCTAGTGTAGACTCCGGCATTATTTCTATTTTAGCACATTTACCATAATTATGAATAGCTTGTTTTACAATTTCTTCTACAGTAAAACTTTGATTATCATGATAAGTAATTGTAACCTTCATTTATATACCTAAAAAGTAGAAAAGGCTGGGAGCAAAATAGAACTCCCAGCCCATCAATTATATTGCTACATTAGTATAGTAAACTAGGCTGCTTTAGCCTCTGCTTTAGCACGCTTAGCAGCACCATCATAATCTGCAACTTTAATTCCACGACGTGTTAAAAGCGTTTTAAGACCGCGTTCAGTTTTATCAATAGCAGCTGCAATTTCTGCAACCGTCATACTATGAATTTTATTTCCTAGTGCATTAACAGGATCAACTGTTTCTTTAGCGTAACTATTTTTCTGAGTAGGAATTTTAGCAATTTGACCCTTACGAGTTAAGCTAAGAGCTTTACCACGAACGCTTGCAACTGTTTTATTGAGTGCGGCAGCAATATCTTCGATATATGCACCACGTTCTGCCATTTGAATAAACTTAGCTTCTTCACTATCAGTGTAAGTACGAGCTACTTCTACTTTTTCAGCAGGTTTAACACTACCTGTAAGTTCTAGTGCAAGCAATTTGCCTTGAATTTGTTTTGCTGTAAATTTACCTTCCATAAATTGCTCAGCAATTTGCTTGTAAGTAAATTTGCTATTATTACTAATAACAAATTCTGCAAGTTCAGCGCCTTCATCTTCAGTAAATGCACTTACTTTTTCTTTAGCCATGCTAGAAACTTCTACTTCAAGTTGACGAAGTTTACTTGCAACACTACGAGCTGTAAATCCTTCACCAAGTTGATCTACAACATATTCAACAGTGTTCACACTTACAGGACGCTGTGTTCCAATAAGTTTCATAAGTTTATCAACTGTAGCGTCAGACCATTTTTTTGTTTTTTCAGTCATTTTTTAGTTCTCTTAAAAAGTTATTTAAGTTTGTAATAATTTTAATGCCGAGTTCGTCGGCCTTTTTACGTTTTGTACTACTATTACCTTCCTCATCAACTAAATAGTCCGTAGTTTTTGTTACAGATTCTGTTATATTAAATCCATTATTAACTAATATTTTATATGCTTCGGCTTTTGTTTTAAAGGACGATAATTTACCTGTAATACACACATTTTTATTATTAGTGTTTACTATAGGTATTTCACTTTGAAATGAAAAAGGTAAAAATTCTTTCATTTCTGGAAATTCTGTCTCTAACCAATTTAATAGATTTTGTGTTACTTTATCACCTAATCCAGCTTTTTTACAGGTTTCTATATTGATTTCACTAATATGATTAACTACACTACAAATTTTTATACTTGCTGTATTTCCTACTAGTGGTATACTCATACTAGCTAATACTTGTTGTAAGTTAGCACTACGACTACGATCTAATTCACTAATTAATTTTTCAGCAATTTTTTGACTACCTAATTGTTTAGCTAACTGATCTACATCTAGATAGTACAGTTCTGTAATATCAGCTAATTCTAGCTTTTCAATAGTTTTAGTGCCCATACCCTTAATGCCCATAGTTTTACAAAAATGTTCAACTCTTTTTAGTAACTGAGCATCACAAGCCTGGTTGCGGCAAAACAATTGAGAATTTATTAATTCCAGAGGATAATTGCAACAAGGACAATGTGTTGGTATTTGTATCTTCATATTCATTTATCAACTTAAGATATTATTATACAGTAATTAGTTTTCTGTTACAAGCTAAAATTTTATCTACCCCTAAGCTGTAAAATTATGCATCAACCTTATGCAGTATGCATGGTATGATTTCGCCACTACGTGCTACAGCTACAGTATCGCCAATCTTGAGATCTAGGGCTTCGATAAATCCAGGATTGTTGAGTGTGGCTCGGCTAACCAGTGCATCGCCAATATATACTGGTTCTAGTAAAGCTGTTGGAGTTACCTTGCCAGTTTTACCAACATTCCACTCTACTCCAATAAGTTTGGTTTCTACATGTTTAGCGCGCTCTTTAACTGCATAAGCGCCACGAGGATGTTTACTAGTATAACCCAATTGTTCAAATCTATTATTATCTACTACACGTACTACTAGTCCATCTGTAGGATAGATTTTGTCTAAGTCTGGTTCTAAAACAGTATTAAACCCATTACTTTTTAGCCAAAGCATATCATCAACCCAACTTTTATTTACCAGTGGACTTATTTGATAAGCAAAAAACTGTATGGCACGAGTCCGAAATTCTGCTAAATCTTTTAAGTTTAGTGAGCCTGCAGCATAGTTACGGGCATTTTCAATATGTTTTGGTGCGGCGATTTCGCCAGTAATTTGTAGTTTATGATTGCTATTTATTTTTAGTGGAACTAAGTTACCGAACTCATACATTTTGTCTGTGATTAGTTGACCCTCAACTCCATCACCACGAGTAATAGCCATAGCTAAATTACCGTGTAGATATAGTAAACTAATGGCAGCCCCATCTAATTTAATACTAGTAGTAACTTGTTCATCTTTAAGTGGATTTTCACGGCCTTCATCAGAATACCACTTCTGCAAACTATACATTTGATAGGCGTGTTTGGCCTTGCGGCCATGTATTTGTGCACCTACTTTGTTATAGCCACAACTATCTGCTAATATATCAAATACTAAGTCATTAATAATTGGATTGCCTTGATAATAGGCTTTACTTGCTTCGTCTAGGTATTTGTGTAATTTATTCATAAATTATATTATAACAGTTTATAACATATAGTTCAAGTTATTTTTTTATTATCTTATCGTGAAAAAATTTAATTACTTGTTCGCCCTCTGCACTAGCGCAGATGTCTAATAATCCGTATAGTAGTTGATGTATATTTTCTATACTAGCAGGTATACTAACTCCTTCGCGACTAGGAAGCCATTCACCTTCATAGCTTAAAAAATATTTTCGTAATTGTATATAAGTAATGTCTCTAAAATCATTAACTACTAGTTTAACCTGAAAGCCTTTTTCTAAATTTTCTTCTATTAGTCTTTCATATAATATATTACTGTCCATACATATAGTGTTTTATATTTTTTATTTTTGATAAGTCATTGTCAATCATAATTTCTAATATTTCTTGATTTATCAAATCAGGATGAATCCACCAATCTTCAAAACTACATTTACCTTCTGGAGAAATATCATTAACAACTAATAAATAGCCCTTACTAGTTAAAAATTCTCTAGATTTTTTTCTATATTGTCTAGTAGCATCTATATAATGATCGTGCTCATAAGTTATTACAGCAAACTTATATTTATCAAAAGGTATTTTAGTCATTATTTTATAAGTTGTTTCAGGAGGCTCACAATCTAATTGTAAATAATCTATATTATTAGTTGAAGTAATACTAGATAATAGTTCTTCATAATCTATTTCTAGTGCATTTTTACATAAAACTTCATTTTTTCTAGAACTGTGTTTATCACACAATTCTTTTTGAATTTCTATGCCCTTACCTGTCCAATCAAATACACTTTCTAGTAGATATGTATTATTTAAATGATAGGGATCTCCACTACCTATTTCTAAATAAGTTCCATTATATTTACCATCTAACATGCTAAGTACAAATATATCTTGTAAAACTTGAGAATAATTTTTATCTATAATATTCCAATTTTTAAAATTAAATCTAAGATTGTTTTCGTTTTTAATATAAGGTACATTACATACACCCATAGGACCAATACCTAAACTAGTAGCATTTTTAATAACTAAATCTCTATGAACTTGATCTAATTTATCAAAATATTCGTGTATTAGTACCTGTAGCAAATTTCTAGATTCTTGTCCTCTGCCTATATGCCAAGCAGCTATAGCTTTTTGAAAAATAAATAAATATTTGCCAGTAAAATTCAATTTTTTACTATAATTATCTAATATAAATTCTTTTTGTAGCCCTAAATTAGCAAAGGTATATGCGTCATACCAATCTTTATATAATTCATAAGATTGACTTATACAGTAGTATGCCTCTGGTCTTTCTGGTAAAATATTTACTGCATGTTTATAAAGTGTAGTAACACTATGTTTTCTATTACCTGGAATTTCCAAACACTTTGCACATTTTATTAAACAATAATATTGTAGATTTTTATCGTCTGTAGATTCAGCAGTTTTTAGAAAAAATGAAAGAGCAGCTGCATACTGTTGTTGTAAAAAATATTCTTCTGCTAATAAAAGTTTATTGTTCGTACTAGGATTATAAATATAACTGTATAAAAAATCTCTTATTCTAGACATATTGTTTCCATTATTTTTTCTGGTATAGTTATTAGATATGAGCTATTATCCTGCATACCAAATGTCAATATAAATTTATCTTTATATTTTGTCATACCAGCACAAAATTCTATTTTAGCATCTAAAAATGTAAATTCTGGTGTATACTTAATTAAGTTCCATTCTTTATCCCAAACAATAAAACAATGCCTATATATAGCATTTTTTCTTCCTTGTTCAGAATTAAAAAGATTTACCGTATGTACACAACAAAATCTATAATTATCATTTAGATTAATTACTTGTGAACCTCCACGAAAATCTCTAGGATACCAAAAACTTTTTCCTAAAAAGATTTGATTAGCTTTATTTACATTTAAATCTACTTTTACAACCTCTGTAGGATTACACCACTTTACATATTCTAAAGGTTTATCAATTACTGGCATCCAATTTTTTTCACAATAGCTACTTTCATTGGGTGGTTGCAATCTGTTTCTAGATATTTCTTTTACAATATTATTCTCAATATTTAGCTCAGATAATTCTATTCTGCCTTGACCGTTTGTTGTAGTATCTCTGCGTACACCACTTACATATATTTTATCATTCCATTTAACTATTCTGCAATCTTCTAACCCTACAAAATCCCAAATAGGTTTAGTATCTAATAAACTAGTATCTACTTTAGATATAAATTTATATTCAAACGTACTAGGATCTAATTCTCCAAAATAATTAGTAGTTGTTAGTGTAATGTCGTTTTCTGGATGACCATAGTGTAGTGGTCCCCAATAACTTTCAAATATGCCTTCTTCCGAGTGATAGAGTGTAACTTGACAATGTCTAATGTTTATATATAATTTATCAGTATCTTTATCATAGAATACACTAGGATTAAATATTCCTGTACCATTAGTTAAATTAAATGGTAGAGTTATTGGGTGTATAGTACCACCAGATTCTAAAATTTTTTTACAAAATGTCATTTATTTCCTATAAATTAATTAACTATACTGCTATACCAATTTTTCTTAAGTGTTCTAAACTTGCGAGTTCATACGCTGGTTGCCAACACCACTGCAACCAGCGTTCACTTAATAGCCATAAAGAGTATATATACCCATGTTTAGGGTCTAACTTTTCGCTTCTAATTTTAGCCATGCTATCATAGCGCGCACTATAAACTATTTCATCTAGTTGAAATCTATCACGTATAGCGCCGTCGGGTATTAGCTGCGGAGTAAAATAGTTGTGCCCTGTTTGACGTATGGGTACACTATTATCCTCTAATACTTGCTTAATAAGATGTGAACCACGATAAGTCATTTTACTAATACTTTCAACAGTTGCACCACTTAAGTATTCTTGAATAATATTAATTCGTTCACTGTTAGTAATAGGCTTACCACGTAATTTAGCTTTTTGTTCGGCTATACGTAGCTGTTTTTGTTTAAATTCTTCAATAATACTAGCTAGTCTAGTTGTATTATAAGACATACCTAATATTTGACAAGCATCTTTTTTAGTTATAGGTTTACCATCTTGTGGTTCTAATAATTTGATAACCTTAGCAATATTTGCATCAGTCATCTTTTCTAGCTCAAGATCAGTTTTACGACGCTTTGCCATCAATTTCTCCAATAATAAAAGGCGGCACTAGGCCGCCAATATTAATTTGCTTTTAATACTTGGGTAAAATATACTGCTGCTTTACCAGTGAGTTTGCTAAGGATATCCTCATCAATGGGTCCGCCTTTTGCGGTAATCGCGGCTTTGAGTTCAGCAATGCTAGTTTCTTTTGAGACTCGCTTACTACCGCCTTCTGTCGCAGTTTTAGTTGTCTTAGTTGAACCGGCACTTGGGTCTTTTTTAACGTAGACTCCAGCCTGTACAAGTACCATGCGTACGCCATTAGGTGACATTTCAATTTCCTCTGCGATATCTTTGCAGATTTCAGTTGAATTTTCAGGTGTTGGACCTGCTTGTTCATACATTTCAATAACTTTAGCTTTGAGTTCATCTGTCCACGCTGTTTGAGTTGCCATACTTTTCCTTTAGTGTAAATTTATATTATTAATTGGATTTAAGGTTTTTAAAAGATCTTGTTCTA